CTGTACTATGAGGGTAGCGGGGAGCAGATGAGTCATCTGGACGGGATCCTGACCACAGTGGACTATCTGGAGGCTGCAGTAGAGGTGAAGTGGAGACGGTTTGATTACAGGACACTGATGGAGCAGCACAGTGGTGAGATGCTGCTGGGGAGTGACAAGGTGCTGGCGGGGAAGGCGTTTGCCTTTGCCTTTAGGAAGCCTACCAAGCTGCTCTATTTGCTGACTGACTGCCTGCTGGTGCAGGAGTTGGTTGATGGGAAGGGGGACACTCCTGAGATGATTCGGGAGGCTTGGGTGGAAGGCCCAAAGAGTGATGACGATAGAAGCAAAATCAGAAAAGCAAACTGCTACTACAAAGCGGAAACAGCAGAAAAGATCAGACTCTGACTGTGATGTCTTCGCTGAGAAGGTGTTTAAGCTGAAGCTACACCCTTGGCAGAAGAAGGTGCTGCAGAGTCTTAGTAAGCCAAAGACTAGGATAGCCCTGAAGGCAGCCAACGGTTCAGGGAAGACGGCGATGTGTGCGGCTCCTGCAGCCTTGTGGCACGCCCTGCTGTATCCTAACAGCGTTTGCGTTACGACTTCGGGGGTATACCGGCAGGTGAAAGAACAGATGTGGCCAACGATCAGGAGCTTGGCGCGGAAGGTTGGAGGCTTGGGGATCCAGATCAACCAGACAGAGCTGAGTACTCCCAACGGCAGCAGGGTAATAGGATTTAGTACGGATGATCCGGGCAGGTTTGAGGGGTGGCATGCGGATAATCTCCTGATGATAATTGATGAGGCCAAGACGGTGAAGGACGAGATCTTTATGGCCTTGGAACGATGTCAGCCGAATCGGATTCTGGTGATGAGCAGTCCCGGCGGTTGTAAGGGTCAGTTTTACAAGTGTTTCACCAAGGAGGCCGACATGTGGGACCTGCATACGGTGACAGCCTATGATTGCCCCCACATAGAGGCCCAGTGGATTGAGAACCAGATAGAGAAGTGGGGAGCCAGTCACCCCCTGATTGCCAGCATGATCCGGGGGGAGTTTATGGAGGAGAGCGGGGAGAGTGTGGTGATACCTTGGGACAGCCTGATGCACTGTGTTGAGAATCCTCCCCGAAAGGAGAAGGGTGAGGTTGTGGCGGCCTGCGACTTTGCAGCCGGCAGTGATGAGAATGTTTTGTGCATCAGGGAAGGCAACCGCATCACCAAGCTGTTGAGCTGGCGGGATAAGAACACAATGGCCGCTTGTGGCCGTTTTGCACTGGAGTTTGAAAGAGCCGGGTTAAAGCCTCAGCAGATCTTTTGTGATGCGGGGGGATTGGGGTTGCCGATGGCTCAACAGTTGGAGGAGATGGGTTGGCCGATGCACCTGATCAATCTGGGTAGCAGGGCCTTTGAGCCGGACAGGTTTGCGAATAGGAGTGCTGAAATGTGGTTCACAGCGGCAAGGCAGATTGAAAAGGCGGATATCATTGTGCCGGACGATGAGATTCTGCATGCACAGTTAACCAACAGGAGGGTCAGCACGACCAAGACCGGCAAGTTGAATCTTGAGAGCAAGGCGGAATGCAGGGCCAGAGGCTTCAGCAGTCCGGACAGGGCCGACGCCTTTGTGATGGCGGTGAGTTATAGCTCAAGTTTCTTAAGGGAGGAAGGGCCGAGACAGGCGACACTGGATGATATCTTTGCCGAGGGCTTGGCAGAGCTTTCCGGGGAGAATAGTATCCGCACACAGATGGGGATTAGCGTCGAATGATTGGATTGATACGGACATTATTGGAGATTTTAAAGGCAGCTTTTGGTTATGCAAAGGAAGTTGAAGAAACAAAACTGGAGAAGGAGGCTGTGGATCGGCGTTCTTCTAAGCGCAAGCGTCTTGATCAGTGGATGCAAAACCCCGGTGAGGCTGGACAACACCAAGACACTGGTGGAGGGGAATCCTAAAGGCTTCAGTGATGCGGTTCACAGCAGCCCAGAAGGCCGGCGTTTTGTTGAGGACACGCTGGGGGTGATTATTGATCTGGAGTTTGAGCTGGAGAAAGGCGGTAAAAAGTGATTATTGGAATTTCTGGGAAGAAACGAAGCGGGAAGGATACGGTTTATCAGCTCATAAGGAAGGACATCGCTTATCGAGGTAAATTCTTTATCGCAAGGGCAGCCTTTGGTGATGACATAAAGGAGGAAGTGGCCAAGGCAACAGGCAAATCTCTTGCCCACATAGAGGAAAACAAGGAGAGATTTAGGCCGATATTGCAATGGTGGGGGGCCGACTTCAGGCGACACTATGAAGGAGAGAATTATTGGCTGGATCGAATGCAGCGAAAGATGAGCTCGATACGGGATCCGGAGGTGTTGGTCATTACGGACGTGAGATATCCCAACGAGGCGAATCTGGTGAAGTCGTTTGGCGGCATAATGATCAGGGTAAAGAGGGAGACGGGGCTGGAAGACCCCCACAGCTCCGAGAACCTGCTGGATTATTATGAGGATTTTGATTATTGGCTGAACAATGACGGCACACTGGAGAATCTGGAGAATCAAGTGGCTCAAATCGTGGAGGATCAATGTTGTGCAACACCTGATTTCCGGGTAGAAGCTGGGGCTGCTGCTGCGTCTGGGGCCTAAATAGTTCTTTTCTGTAGTTGCAACATATCTGTGGAGTCGCCTTTCCTTCGGGGAAGGCGGCTTTTTTATGGCCTATATGACCCTACAGGATCAGGCCGATGCTTTCGGGTCTGACTTGGAGGCATTGATCAAGAGATATCGAGGCGAGTTCGACATGAATATGCCGGCGATAGTTGGAACCCTCTATATGCACGCCAACTACTTGGCCCTTGAGAGCGTTGGAGCCCTTGCGGAAGAGGAGGAGGATGACAACGACGAGGCTGACGATTGGCGCACTTAAGTTTAAATGCAACGTGAAAGATTAAACGCTTCAGTCCTGCAGGACTTGGCTGACAGGAGTCTCTGGGATACTCGCCAGAGGATGTTTTATGAGATGAGGCACCACGGCTTGAGGCGTAAAAGCAAGCCTTGGCCGACTGCATCAGACGCGCACTTTCCTTTAAGCGACTCGATCATTGAGAAGCTCAAGCCCCACTACTTTCAGCAGTTGTTTGCGACTGACCTGATTGCCAGCTTTATCCCGAGCAATCCACAGGTGGCCGAGCTCACCAGTGCGGCTGCCCAGTGGTTTGATCACAGGGTAAAGCAGAAGAGCAATCTGGAGACTGAAGTGTTGAGTGCAATAGACAGCACTCTGGTGAGTGGCACGGGAATCTTAAAGGTGATTTGGAATCACTCAAAGGGCTGCCTTGAGTATTACTCTGTGGATCCCCAGCATTTTGTTGTTCCACCCTACACTCGTAATCTGGAAACGGCGGATCGGATCTGCCAGATCAGCACCTACTCGGTGGAGGCTTACAGGAGGAACAAGACACTCAATCAGGACCCGAAAGTGCTGGAGCAGATTATCGGCACACTGGACGAGGACACGGGTGACCTGACGACAAGGGAGATTAAGTATGAGAGGGAAGGCTTAACCTTCGACACTGAGGGCAAGATTATTGTCTGGGAGGTTTATTATAGATGCGAAGAGAGCGGAGAGTGGCGGATCTGCACGTTCAGCCCCACACAGCCGGATCTGGATTTAAGGCCGGTAATGGCGATTCCCTACAATCACGGCAAACCCCCCTTTGTCGCCTTCCCGTATGAGATCAAGGATCCGGGTTATTACAGTAGCCGGGGAGTGGTGGAGCAGGTGGCAATTTTTGAGTCTGAATTGTGCAAATTGCTTAATGAAAAGAACGATTGTATGACCCTATACAATCGTCCTTTGTACAGGACAGCCAGAGAGATCCCCAATGCCGGCAACCTGCGAATTACGCCGGGACAAATCCTGCCGTATGATATTCAGCCGGTACCCCAGCAGGCTCCCCCGATTAGCTTTGACCAGCAGATGAACCTGATGCGGGAGATTGCCCAGCAAAGGATCAGCACGCCGGACTTTGGATTAAGCCAGACGCTTGCCTTTCCGGAACGCAGGACGGCAACAGAAGTGCAGGCCGTCAGCAGCCTGTACGAGCAGAGTACAGATCTGCGTATGCGAATCTTCAGGATAGGTCTGGGCAAGCTGTACCGGATGAGCTGGAGCCTTCTCCAGCAGTATGACAAGACAGACCTTAATTACTGGTATCTGGACACTGCCCAGCAAGTCCCACAGGAGGCCCTTAGCCAAAACTATGCGATTATGCCAACCGGCTCCGCTGATGGCGTAAACAAACAGTACCTCTTCCAGAAGGCAATGATGCGGCTGGAGATGTTTAACGGGGATGCCTTCATTGATCAGGCACAGCTCCGGAAGAGTGTCTTGGAGGCTGATGACGCCACCTTGGTCAAGCGACTCTTTCAGGAGCCACAAGAGGCGGCCTCAACGCAGGCTGAAGATCAGGCTGATGAGATCACGATTCTCCGGCTTGGATTCCCGGCTGTAGTGAAGCCGTCTGACGATGATCTGGTGCATATCGAGACGGTAATGAAGTATATCCAGCTCAGGGCCGCCGAGGGTGCAGCCCCTCAACCGATGGAGGGCCAGATGTTGCAACAGCACTTGGCTGAGCACGTTACCCAGTTGAAGACGAAGGACTCCAAGGCCGGCACACAGATCGAGAAGGATCTAAACGAATTTTTTGAGCAGGCAGCTCAGGCAGCCAATGAACAACAACAGGCAGCGGAATTAAATGGTGAAGCGACTACTACAGAAGTGGAGAACGCTCCGGGCGTTCAGCAGGATCAACGGATACCCGCAGCCGCAGGAGTGGGATGATGCAGATACGGAAGCCCTGCTTCTTTTCTTCAGCTCCCCGGCGGGGCAGAAGTTAAATAGTTCGCTTCTTAGTTTGCATTTGCACCAGATGGAAAAGCTAATCTCGTCCGGCAGTAAAAATCTGGCTTATGAAGCAGGATGGGCTGCCGGGTTTAAGGGGGCATTAGCCAGCATTGACGGCCTTATGGTGAGGCAACCGGAGAAAACGCCGGAAGTTGACGGGGCCACAGATGACTTGGCTTGGATGCTGAGCCCTAACAGAAATTAAAATTTATGTCTGAAACCGGAACAGTAAAAGCTGGCGAGGTTGATATCAGTCGCGAAGAGCTAATCGGGCAGTTGGCCGTCTTGGACGGTGATGCCCCCGCGCCTGAGACTGCGAGCACCCCACCCTCTGAAAACGCAGCAGAGGAGCCTGTTGAGCAGACTGATAAAGTCGAAGACAAAGCCAAGGAAGCCCTACGGGAGCCTGAAAAGGACGCTGTGGAGCCTTCTGAGGAGAAACCAAAGTCGAAATACTCTCGTGCAAAGAAAAGCCAAGAGAGGGCTAATAAGAGCTGGAAAGAGGTAAATGCAGAGAAGGAAAGGGTGAAGGAGGAACGTGCTGAGCTTGAAAAGCAAAAAGCCGACTTTGAAGCCAAGCAAAACGATGCATTTAGTGAAATTCAGCAGCGGAAAGAAGCGTCACAGTTCCCCCCTGAAGACTATGAGAAGATTGCTCAGGAATACAGGGAGGAAGGTCGTGATGATCTTGCAGAGTTAGCCGAGCAAAAGGCAAAGACAGCACGGGAAACGATTGAACAGCAGAAAGTCCTTCAAGCGCAAAGGACAGTAATGGAGCAGTGGGAGGCAAACTTGAGCCAGCAGGTAAAGGATAATCCTGAACTGAAGGATCAAGACTCCGAGTTGTACAAATACACTTCTGAACTGTTGGATCGAAAGAAGATTTTGGCAACCTACCCGGAAGGTATCAACGATGCGGTGGAAGTCGCAAAGTCGTTTATCAAGGCAAAGCGTGTGGACATCTTGGAAACGGAAAACTCCCAGCTCAAGGATGAGCTGAAGGAGGAAAGGGAAAAAACACAACTGAACGGGAGCACCGTGGACCAAAGTGGAAGACTTGAGTCTTTCAATGACCTCTCATCAGACAAGCAGCGTAATGAACTGCTCCGGATGGTGAAGGATGCGGATTCGCGGGGCTTGGTGCTCAATCATTAAAAAATTAAAAGGATAGAAAAATGGCAGGTATTACCGACACAAGTTCAACGGGTATTACAAATTCACTGCAGGCTTATTTCAGCAAGGAACTGCTGAAGCAGATCGTGCAGAATCTCGTTCTGGATCAGTTTGCAAAGAGGCAGGCGTTACCAGAAAAAGCGGGGAAAAACTCAGTTAGGTTTTTCCGTTATGTAGAGCCGGCAACAGCCGACATCAAAGCCCTTTCAGAGGGTGATGGCCACACAGGTGGAACAGCTTGGGCTAAAGGTGCATACAAGGAAATGACTCTTGAGTATGTGGATGTAACCTTGAGCCAATACGGTCAGGTGATCGGAATTTCTGATCTTCTGACAGCTCAGGAGCTCTTTAACCACATGGAGCAGGCCACCACGGTCAACGGTCAGGATGCAGCTCTGCACTTGGACACCAAGATTGCCTACACGCTGGGCGATGATACTACTATCACTGGCGGAACGACAATCACGACCGACAAGATCAGCCGTTTTGCTGGTGCTTCAGCATATTACACCACAGCCCCCACCTCTGCCCAAGTGATGAGCGGTCTGGAGTTGCTGGACACGGCCACGGCCTTGAAGGTGAACAATGCCCCAACCACAAACGGCTATTATACTGCCGTTGCGGATCCTCGGGTGTTGCGTGATCTTCAGAATGATTCTGATTGGATCAGTTCACGTCATTATGGTGATCCTGAGGCGATTATGAAGGGTGAAGTTGGTCGTTATGCAGGTATTCGCTGCATTGAGACAACCAATGCCTACCGGACAGCCGCCGGCAATGCCACGGCTCGCGTGACCTACAGCTCTAGCGGCAACACTTACAGCACCTTTGTGTTTGGCGATCAGGCTTATGGCACTGTGGATCTTGCTTCTCAGTCGCCTTATGCGCCGAAGATGCAGATTGCACAGGGGCCGGATAAGACTGATCCGTTGGCACAGCTCACTACTGTTGGATTCAAGACCTACTACGGCCAGAAGATTCTTCAGCCGAAGTTTTTGGCTCAGGTCTACAGCGGTACAAACTACAGCTAAGATTAAACACTGGGAGGGGGTAATTCCCCTCCCAGCTTATGACTTATGCCAAGCGTAATGATACCAATGGCCTCTTTAATGATGGCCAACGAAGAGGGGGAAATGATTTCACCCTCTGAGGGCGATGCGGTTTCTTTCACTATTGAGGGAACTGTTGAAGGAATGGACGGCGATATGGCTGAGATCACGATGGAGACTGTCAACGGACAGCCGGCATATCCGGAGGAGGAAGTTGTCGAGGAGGAAGTCGTGGAGGAAGGCCCAAGTCGTGACGAGCTGATGGCTGAAATGGTCGAGATCGACGCAGCAGGAGGATTATAAAATTATGGCTAACGAAAAAATTGGCAACACACTAGAGGGCCGTCCGTACAAAACGGACGGTGGCAACAGCAATACTCGGCCAGTAACGATTACGGCCCCAATCGGTGACGGGAGCACGGCTAATTCAGCTACTCCGTTTATTGAGTTTGTAGGGACATACGGATCGACTACGGACGGGGATAAAAACATCACAACGGCAGACATAACCGGAGGGGGTGCGGCTCCTTCTGGGACAGAGAAGGGTTTGCTGGTTAAGGTGGCAGATAGTCAGTACTGGATTGCTCTCTACGATGTGACTTGATGCCTTTATTAGATTACAGGAATGACGAGACGGGTGAGGTCAGGGAGTTTCTTCTGGCCTCCCCCGTTCTCGACAATTTTACGGACGGCGAAGGTAGTTGGAGCAAAATAGACGTGCCTTCTTCGTTTACGTTTGGAGGGAGGAATAAACCGCCAACTCCAAAGCAACAGGTCCGGCAGGCTTGCAGGTCTGCCGAAATGAGCCCGAAAGGGTGGAAAAGCCGCTACACAAAGCGGCAGATGAAAAAAGTTTGGGATTTATAAAATATTATGGCAGCAAAAAGACAAGGGTATAAGGCACGGCAGGACGAGTCCCTCGGCGCAAGGCGAGGAGCAAGGAAAAGTTTGAAAAACAAGGTTTCAAAAGCCGGACGCAGGGCGATGGCCTCAGGGCCTCGAAAAGCAGCCGGTGGAAAGAAATTCGGGTTGACGCCCAAAAAGAGGAGGTAAGCAGTGAGCTCACAGAATGACGTTCTCCACAACTTTGGGGAAACTACAAATATAGAGTTGTCTGTACCGACAGGCTCAGTAACAGACTCGACAATTCAAACCTCGATGAGTCCCGCTTTTCTGGTTATGCAGAATGTCGGGACTGTTCCGGTCTTTTACAGGCTGACAAAAGACGGGGATGCCAGTGGATCCACCAAATGCACCACAGCAACAGGTAACTACACAGGAATCCTTGCAGCCGGAAGTGCAGACGAGGACGGCACTGGTGGAGTAATGACGTTTGCAGGCTACACCAAAGGGCTGAGTTTTTGCACAGCTTCCGGTACCGGCAAGGTGAACGTAGCCTACAGCGGTAGGATGGGGAACTAACCTATGGGAATAGCAACATACAGCTACAATCGCACGACAAGCGGCGGTGAGATCATTCGCGAACTCGTCAACTCGACAGATGGTCAGGGACTTCATTTCGATGGGGTTGCGGGAAATGTCGACATTGCAACCGTTCCCGACGTTGGGACTAAAAACAGTTTCGAGTTTATTGTCCAAGCCGACGAGTGGCCGACGAGTGGCGAGCAGTATATTGTTGATTTCGGTCCGTGGAGTGCAGGTAGGTTTATCATCGCCAACAATGCCGGTGACTTCAAAATAAAGTTTAACACCGCTTGGTCGGATGCTTTTAGTGGGTTCAAATTAGATGACTTAAAGCCGCACCATTTGGTTGTTACTGCAAACGATTTAGTTGCTACCGTTTACGTTGATGGCAACTCAATTGGGTCACATACGTTTTCTGGTGCGTCTCAAATTGACAGTTGCACAGACGCTCGAATTGGTTCGCACAACGCTGGTAGTGGTGAGTTTTTCAACGGGACTATATACCGGGCCAGATTTTGGAATCGAACCTTGAGCGAGGCAGAAATCAAAGATTCCTATGACAACCCGTCCGTAAATTTTGCTGACCAGTACGGAGTTGAACCGGCTCAAAACGTATCGACCTGCGTAAACGGCAGCAATCCGTACA